CATAAAACGTCTTCATTTTAATATGAATATATATTGGCTTACTTCTATAAAATTAGTATAATATAGAAGATAAAATTATTATACCAATTTAGTGAAATAAAGTGAGGTGGCATATATGATTAGAACGCAAAAAGTAAGACTTTATCCAAATCAAACCATGAAGAAAGTTCTTGATGATTTATGTGATTATCGTAGATATTGTTGGAATCAAGGGTTGGCTTTATGGAATGATATGTATGATAGTTCCTTAATTTTAGATGATAAAAAGCTGAGACCTAATGAGTACAAGGTGAGGAAAGAGTTGGTAGCTAATAAAGAAGATTGGCAATATCAATTATCTTCCAGATGTTTGCAGTTAGCGAGTGTAGACTTGGGCAAAGCGTGGGATAACTTTTTTAATAAGGCATTACCAGATTGGGGCAAACCTAAGTCTAAAAAAGCTCCTAGACAAGGTTTTAAAACTGATAGAGCCAAGATTGTCAACGGGAAACTAAGACTTGACAAACCACACAGAATCAAAACTTGGTATGATATTAAGTTTAAAGGTGCTAAGAGCTTAGATGGTGATTTAAAAGTTGTATCAATCTATCGTGAAAATGGTAAATACTGGGCTAGTTTACCTTTTGAAGTTGAAATAGCTAAGAAAGATAAAACTTGTAAGAAAACAGCAGTTGATGTTAATGTAGGTCATTTCAACTATACCGAAGGTAAAGTTAATACATTGCCTAATCATCTAAAGAAACTCTATAAACGTATCAAACATTACCAACGTCAGTTGGCTAGAAAACGTGTTGTTAATGGAAAGAAAGCTACTCAATCGCATAATTATGTTAAAACGAGAGCCAAGTTACAACGTGATTATCGTAAAGTGGCTAATATCCAACATGATATTATTCATAAATTTACAACTAAATTAGTAAGTGATTACGACAAAATCGTAATCGAAGATTTAGATGTGAAGAAAATGCAGATGACACACGTTGCTTCTAAAGGTTTACACCGTTCACAATTTGGTTATTTTAGGCAAATGTTGACCTATAAAGCTGATTGGTATGGTAAGGAAATAGTCTTAGCAGACCAATATTATCCAAGCACACAAAGATGTTCTGAATGTGGATATATCAAGACTGGCGAAGATAAAGTTGGTCTTAATGGTAATCGTAAGCATGGAACAAAACATAACGAATATATTTGTTATGAATGTGGTTCGATTATGGATAGAGATGAAAATGCAGTTATGAATTTATTAAATTTAGTAGCATAAAAATACAACGGGGTGGGCTACACCCTTATGCTATCAGAGCTAGTCAATGTCATTACCCTTTAGTTAGGATATGGGAATACTAGCGTTGACGGTAGTAAATAAAATCTAGGAAAGGAAAAACTATATTTCTTTCTAATAATATAGAACTAATAACTATTGGTCTATATTATTCTACATTTTATATAGCGAGGTGTTAGTCATTGGATAACGAAGAAGAAAAAGTAGTAGATGGACAACCTACTACAAATGAAGAAGTAACAGCTAATGAGAATGAAACGGTGGTTGAGGAAGAAAAGCCACATACAAGTTTTGAAGAAGTATATAAGCTGTTTCTAAATTCTATAGACAGTTATGAACTAGCTGCGATTGCTCAAAATGGTGATGATGAACTAGACGAGGTATTACAAGGTTTTCTGAGTAATGCTTTGGGTAGATTTGTAAATTATATTGCTAAAGATTTACTTGATGTTGATTACGAAAAAGGTCAATTCAATGTTGAGCTTACAAGATATGAAGAAATCATGTTGGCTAAGGCTATGAAACTGGAATGGGTACTTAACAAAAAGTATTCAGAAGAATTAATGGTTAAAGCTATTGGTGATAGAGATTATGCAGCTGTTCAAGGTTATAAATATTTAGAGCAACTACAATCTATGGAAAAACAATTAGTTAAAGAAATTGATATTATGGTACAACGAGTTGAGTTTGGAAATCCAGATGTGTTAGGGGATATGGCTTAATGGGATATTCAGATATGTATCTTAGAAGAATGAAATCTCTAGGTGACAATACTTATGAGCGTAACTTTAAGCGTAAAGCACACGAATATAAGATTTATTCAGAAAATACATTGAATAGATTTCCTTGTTACATTGACGGTCGTAAAGAATATGCTATATTCCAAGACCATTCACAAGCTAACAATAAAGACTTGTCAGATGATAAGTATCTTATCTTAGACAATGATGTTGAATGTAACGTTGGTAGTTATCTTCAATGGGACGTACCACAATGGGGGAAGTCTGAATGGCTTGTATTTACAGAAGAACATAAAACAATTCCAACTCATCAACAGTTAAAGATTAAAGAAGTAAACCAAAGATTGAAATGGATTGTAGATTATAACGGTCATAAGGTATGTAACAACGGTGAAGGCTGGGGAGCATACGTACAAAACCAGACATTATATACACTGGGTGTTAGCTTTGCTGGTAACTATACTTCATTGGTTAATGCCAAGATGATGTTATATCTACAAGACAATGAAGAAACAAGAAAATTAGGTATCGGGACTAGATTATTTATCGGTAGTAACGTTTATAAGATTGAATTTGCCGATAATATCTCTCGTGTAGGGTTGATTAACTTCTTACTTGATGAAGATACTAAGAACCCAGAAATAGATAACTATGAACTAGGGATAGCTGATTATTGGCAAAAAGATGATTACAAAGATAAAGATAAGGGTGGAAAAGATACGACACCTACAAATCCAGATACAGATGATAAGACTAAAGATGATGAAAATCATGATAATACAGGCGATACACCAGAAGAACCTAACCAGCCACAAATTGACTGGAAGATAGTCGGTGAAGATAGGGCTAAGTTAGGTAGAAGTTATATATATAAGACTGTTTACACTGATGAACAAGGTGTGGAACAACCTTATAACGTAACAGAATGGGTAGCTGCTGATATTGAAGATTTACCATTCACTATCCAAGATAGAACAGAAAATACCTTAGCAATTAGGGTTAAGAAAGATAGAAGATTGGTAGGTCAGAAATCAAATATCATGGCAAAAGACGCTAATGGTGTAGTTAAGAATTTAGCAATAACTATTGTAAACATGTTCTAGGAGGAAGTTTAAGTGAAAAGTTTAAAGATTAAACCACAAGTATTTAAACATTTAGATAGCAATACGGAACTAACCATCAATTTGATTAGTGGTATTAAAGAAGTTCAGTTAAACCCAGAACATAGTTATAAATTAAAAATCAAAAACAATACAGGGTATCTAACTGAATATAACTTAGAAATTAAGGATAATCAGTTAGTCCTAACAACAGATAAACTAAAAGACTTTACACCAGATGATTACGAGGTTGAAGTTTGGGATAGTTACAAAGATAAAGACAGTATCTACCCAGATGAAGACTATGGCACATTCAAGATTGATAAGAACGTAGCCGAAGTTGACGGTAAAACCATTCCTGTTATCACAATCGAAGAATTTAACAAACGCATTGATGAGGCTCTTAAAAAGGTTGAGAGTATAGAACAAATCAAGGGTGAAAAAGGTGATAAGGGCGAAAAAGGCGACAAGGGCGATACTGGTGAACGTGGTGCTGATGGCAAAGACGGTGCTGACGGTAAAGATGGTATAAATGGCACTAATGGTCGTGATGGGGTTGATGGAAAGAATGGACAAGATGGTAAATCAGCTTACCAAATTTGGTTAGATTTAGGCAATTCTGGTTCAGAACAAGATTTCATCAATTCATTAAAGGCAAAAGTCGAAAGACACGCACCAACTGGGTATGTGCTAGACACAAGCACTAAACCATGGAAACTTCTATTTGATAATGGTTGTATTGTATATAATTCTTTGTATTGGAATAACGATGCAATATTTAGACCAGACTCACCAAATCAACTTAGGAAAGGTGGTTTTCCAATATATTCAATTCCAGATACAATTATGAATGTACTAAAAGGATTGATTTTATATTCGGGATTTAAAAATTCTAACTGGGAAGGTGGCTTTTTCAGTGGTACAACAGTCGAAAATCCAATTAATAATGGAGATAAATATAACTGGGATGGGACTAAAATAAAAAAAGATGGTACCAGTGCCAAAAATCGTGCTATATTTGCTCGAACAATCTATGAGTTGGGTATATGGAGCGACGAAATCGTTGAAGAACTTGGTGCAGTTAGAAAGTAGGTGAATTTATGTGCATACATTACTAGGATATTCCTGGGCGGAGATAGCGTCAATCTTGGCGGTAATTTCCGTCCTTTTTAGTGGAATCTATTGGTTAATTAGACATGGTGCCAAAGTGTTAAATAATGCAATTAATATTGGTACGTATCCGTTACAACAACAATTTAAGGAATTAACCAATACAATCAAACAGCTTAATGGGAATTTTGAAGAACAACATAAAAATTTAAAAAGATTAGAGCATGAAGTAGAACAACACGATAAAGCTATTATACTTCATGAAGAAAAAATTAAACGATTGGAGGAGAGAAAATGAAAGTTATCAATGACATTATTGAATGGCTAGTACAGACTGGGCTATTATCTGTACTGGCTATTTTTTTACTCAAACAACTCAAGCCAGTTTTAGATAATAAGGCTGAACATGCATCCACAGAACAATCAAAGGCTTTGTGGACGTTGCTTGAACAAGTGGCAGATATGGCAGTTACTAGCCTTGTTAGTCAAGATAAGACAGGCAGAGAAAAATTTGATGAAGCTAGTATGATTGTTAATGATGTTATGAAAAAACAAGGCTATAAATTAGACTCTCAAACAATTCATACTGCAGTTCAATCAGCTTATGAGAAATCAGAATTAACACCAACAGTTAAGATTAAGGAGGACAAGTAACATGGTTATGTATACAGTAGACGTTTATTCGGGATCTGAAGATTATATTATTCGCGATCCACATGCTCAAGGGGTTATCGTTAAAGCTACTCAAGGGACAGGATACGTTAATCCCAAATGCAACCACCAATGGGACTTGGCGGGACAATTAGGCAAAAAACGTGGCTTATATCATTACGCTGCTGGTGGTAATCCAATTTCTGAAGCACAATATTTTATCAATAATATCAAAAACTATGTAGGTAAAGGTATGTTAGTGATTGACTGGGAAAAATACCAAAATTCAGCTTGGGGAAATACCAACTGGGTTCGTCAATTCGTAGATGAAGTACACCGCTTAACTGGTGTTTGGTGTGTGATTTATGTACAAGAATCTGCATTATGGCAAGTAGCTAATTGTGCAAAAGATTGTGCGGTTTGGGTTGCCAAGTATGCATCCATGAACTGGAACTCCTGGACTGTGCCTAATATGTCTGTTTCTAGTGGTGCTTTTGGTTCTATTGCTGGTTGGCAATATACAGGCGGTGACATGGACCGTTCAATCTGGTATTTGGATGCAAATGCTTGGGATAAGTTTGCTAAACCTGGGACAAAACCACAAACTGAGACACCTAAGCCAGCTCCAGCACCTAGCCAAAACAACGCTAAGTATGACTCATGGACTGATGACTTAGGTGTTAAATGGTTTAAAGAAGATGGTAAGTTCACAATTACAGTAGATGAAGGGATAGTTTTACGCTGGGGAGCAACAACCAATTCATCTAAAATTGGTGTTCTGACTAAGGGTTCTGTTGTTGAATACGATGCATTCGCACATAGTGGTGGATACGTATGGATTAGACAACCTAGAGGAAACGGCCAATTTGGCTATCTACCTACTGGTGAAAGTTCTGGTGGTAAACGCACAAGTAGCTGGGGTAAATTTGAATAAAATTTTTTATTATTCCTAGAAAACATAAGACACCTTGTTTCTACTATTATATATGGTAGAG